GGTTCCATCTAATGCGTCAACACCTTTTCCATATGCGCCCAAAGCATCTTGGTAAACACCGATACCTTCGTTTAAAGTCTTGGCCCCAGCATCCATCATAGGTTGGTACGCGCCTACGTTTTCCATACCCATTTTAAGAGCTTTTAACTGAGCCGGAGTAAAGCCAGCTAATTCTGCGGATGGAACTCCCGCTAGAAGATCTTTCTTCCCTTGCTCAGAAACAGAAGCAAGAAAGTCTTTGTAGAACTTTTCTTGGTACTCAGGTAGAACAGTTTGGGATTGATTGAGGTATGTTACGTCCGCTGAATCACCCATTACGCTCTCCCTTCTAAGTTATTCATCATCTTATACATTTCTGCGGCTCCTCGAGCACGGTCTCCCATCCCCGCACCTCTTACCGCATCCTCAGTCATAACAAATTCACCGTCCGAGAGGCGAGCTTCTTGTACCGGGCCACCATCTTGATAGATCATAGCGGGTATAGAGTCACTGGTTCCTGAACCAGGGCCCTCAATGTATCCACCTTCATTCATGCCGTATATAGGTTGACCGACGTAATCAGTTCTTTCCCCTGTCCTCATTGTATATTCTTGTTCTGGTGTTAATGTATTTATCCCACCCTTTTTCTCATTAGCAAGAAGCGCGGATAGTACTAAATCCCCACCTTTACCACCTAGAATGTCACCTAATGCTCCTAAACCTCTCCCTCCACCAGCGGTCTGAGTAGACGAATTGGTTAGCACATTACCAACAGTCGCCGCTTTCTCTGCGCCACCCGAATTAAAACCGTCAAATAACTTTGAGAACGCACTCGTCTTGCTTGGATCACCACCAGCCATCATTCCAGCCATGTTCATGGCTCCCGGTGCAAGGGCCCCGATTCCAAATCCACTTAGTGCTCCGGCAAATCTATTGTCTTCGTTAAGAGCTGCTCCTGCTAGAGCTCCACCTATCTTGGCTCCCATCGGACCGCCTACCATACCACCAATTATAGCACCGATTCCAGAACCTAATAGATCTTTGAAAACACCCATGACAAATCACCCTTCTTTTTTCTCGTGTAGTTTAACCGTTTTTTTATGAAACAGCAACTGTTACTGTTCCTAATGCACTTGTTCCAGCAGAACCCGCGCACGCAGCGACATTTGCTAGAGCTATCTTAACAAATCCATTTACCTCATATAATGTTCCAGTCTCTAAACCTACGTCATTATTAGCTTGAATATCTGTAAGTGTTAGTCCTGTTGCCCTTACCTCTCCTGGGTTTTGCACTTGAGCTAGAAAATACTCCAGTGCCCGAATTAAATCCGTCATATATTTTACGTCTATCTGACCCGGAGGGGTTGGAAGTCTTGGAAAAGGAGTTACATTTGTTGCCATTATCTTCTACCGTCTTGGCGCAATTGAATCCTTGGAGTACCCAGTCTCCATCTAACTCCTAGCGCAGTTGACCCCAGCTTAAACGCAAAAGATCTTCCTCTTAATCGAATGTCAGCCTTAGTTGTAAACTGTTCAAAAGGTACAGTGGTCGTGGATATCGCGGTAGAAGTGACCGTCTCCGATTCTGCCTGACCATACGAACTACCAGGGTAATCTTGCATACTAAATGTCATAGCTACACTTGGAGAGTTACCAGTAGATCCTTGAAAAGTTATATCAGGAATGACTTTACTTATAAAAACAAATCTTTCCCCTTCCCCTATGTCTATAGGACTAGCCTCAATAGACGAAGACATTGCAGAACCATCGTCATCGTACCCGACTTCGTGGTCGTATAAATATCCACCTTGCGCTCCAATAGGGTATTGAAAAGTACCCCTGTCTATGAACGCGGATCTAGCTAAAGTGCCGTAATACCAAACCGATTCCGAATAGTTGTAAGTAACGTAAAGATTGTTTTGCCCGTTGCCGTTATTAGCCACAGAGTTTGTGTCGGAACAATAGTACCATGTTACTTCTGAAAACTCTGCGTTGTGAGCGGCGTATACCTTGTCTCTTTGAGAGTAATTGAAATCAAAAAATACTTTTTCTTTTACCCTACATGGAAGTTGTTTTGTCCCACCTTCATAGAGATAAAAAGAATCTTGCCCCATCCAAAAGACGGCATCTTCCACTGCAACAGCGGCGTTAGGCCCCATGATGGTTATTCCGGTGGACAAAGGTTGAATACCAAACGAGAACGGTGCGCCCAAGAACTGCATGGAATGCAACGTGCTATCTGTGAAGACTACGATCTCTCTTTTTGTTTCTATTGCTGTGATAAAGGTTGATCCACTACCTATTCTTAGATCTCCCGCCGAATTGGTCGGTACCGGAGACCAGTCTGTCAAGGACTCTGAGCTAGAGAACCGTATGAGCAAAGGATCTTGGACTGCGGTGCCAATAGTATTTGTCCCAAAAGCTATTACATGTCTTGAGTTGTCCGAAACCATTACTTGTTTTGCTACAGTAGGAGCATTATTAGCTCCGACTATATCGACTAAGTTTATGGCTCGAGCGGCTAGTCCTCCCGCTTTCCTCCAATAAAATATAGCTCCGTCTTTTATGTTAAGTAATAGATCTTCCCCAAAGTTGTCTTGGTTCCAAAGAGCCAGCTCAGTAGAAACCCCTGTGCCAAAGGACGACCCCCAAGTACTCCTTTGCCATGTGCCCGCACCCCAACCAGTACCACCAACTTGAGTATCCAATCCACAATCTATTTGATATGCGGCAACGGTGCTTCCACCGCCGTTACCCGTATCACTACCGTTACCAGTAACGGAAAGGTTAATCGTAAAAGTATTGACAGTAGGGACACTAATTATCTCGTATTCTTGATTAAGTACTGCTGCGGTAACATTTCCCCCTAGAGTAGCCGCATCGCTAAATGTAACAAAGTCTCCAACATTAACCCCATGTGAACCGTCTGTCACGGTGGCTACAGTAGCACCATTCGCAACTGCAAAAGTTGCTTCTCCAGTAGTAGTCTGCCTGATAGGAGTGATGTCATTGAAGTCATTTCCTTGGACAATGTAGTATTTTACAGAAGTGCCGACGGCTACAAATTTAGAACCATCCAGTGCGGTCCAAGGAAACAAACTTCTAGCCGAACCTAAATAAGTGTTTGCAGTTCTTTTTACCCACCCGCCTATCTTCTCAGGAAAGCCCAATCTAAAACGTACCTTATCACTGTCAACCCAACCACCCTCATTCGTGTAGGAAGTTACATCTCGATTAACTCCTGGCTTATATTGCAGTTTCTGTATAGGCATTAAGTGTATGCTCCATTAATAGTCCCAGAGTTTGTACCAATGATTGTGTAAGCTGATACGCCTGAGAAAGTTACAGCTCTACCAGCCGCTCCACCTGTTGACCCAGAGGTTGGGCCGGGGGTGGTATTTCCGTTAGCTCCTGTTGCACCATTTGCACCAGCCGTTCCAAAGGAAGAGGCACCGTTTCCGCCTGTACCACCGCCACCTTCGTTTGAAGCAGGCCCTGCTGGAGAAGAATTTCCGGGTACACCAGCCGAACCATTTGTCTGTGATTGACTGTAGCCAATTCCTCGACCACCAGCTCCACCAGCTCCACCATCTTGGAAAATAAGATTACCACCTCCAAGTCTTTCCCCTCTGCCGCCTTGTCCACCAGCTCCACCACCACCGCCACCACCTGAGAGGGTGGAGCCTGAAAGCATGTTAATAGTAACTCCAGTAGATTGGACCGTCATAGCTGTTCCGCCAGCACTTCCAGTTTTTGTACCTGAAAATGTGCCGCCAGCACCACCTGTTCCTTGGATGTCACCAGAGTGGTTTATAGTTAAAGTACCACCCATACTAGCTGGGACGGTTGTTATACCTAAGACTACACTAGCACCTACGGTATATATCTTGGGGACCGTGGAAGTCCAACTTCCCGAAGCGGCATTGTTAAATAGAGTCTGTAAATTAACACTTGACGCACTAGACGCGGTCACACTAACTTGATTAACTGCGCTGTAGAAGTCTGACAAAGTAATTGTGCCAGACGTTGGGACATTCGTATTATTAGTGGGAACTAGACCTCCGCCTCTATAGTACTCACTTAAAGAATGGGGAGCATCACCGCCAAATTCCGCAGCAATCTGAGCAATAGTAATTGTACCACTACTTGGTAAAGTCATCTACTTTCCCTCTAATTCTTTAACTTT